GATCGAGCATACTCGTTTGACTTGTATGTTTTAACTGTCAAAGGCGGATGGTCACGACCATCTTTCTTGTTTGCACGTATTACGTGCTGATTAACGTGTATTTGTGCTCTCATAATATACTCCTGAAAAATTGGGGCACCTTGACATGCAACGCACGGAGCATAATGCGTTTGTCCTGCATGTGGTGCCCCATGGTTACGTGTAATTCACATACCAAGTTAACCAATCGTGATGCTCAATTTTTACTCTATTATAACATCTTTCACTGCAAGTGTCAACAGTGCCTTTGCGAGTGTTAAAAAACTCTGAGACATCATGGTGCCTTACACCACCATCGTCTTTGTGAAACACTCGCTTGCAAAAGGTGCAGATCATAAAAGGCACTCCTGGTGTAATGCTGATACATCAGCACCACCTGTGAAATAGCAATCTTGCTTCTCACCTATGAGATTGCACCAGTTGATCCACATGTTGACAGAACCACCTGCCTCATCAACTATGTCAAGGTATTGGTATACCTTGCGTGATTTTGTGTCCTCGTTGTTGCCTGAAGTTTGCAGGAATGCAGGTGTACCCTTGGACGCATCGATTTCTGGCATGTAACGCTTGATGTTGTGTACATCCATACAACCTGCTTTGCCAGTCAACAACTGGACAACAAAGGCAGACTTAGGTATACCTAAACCTGGCACCTCTAAGAACAACATGATAAGATCATGATCGGCATCAGCTTTTTTAGCTTTGATGATGGACATAGCACGAGCATAAAGATCGTCACGGTTCTTACGCACATAGGTTAAACCTGTACGTTTGTTGCCCCAGATCCATGAGGATTTTAGACCTCGCTTGCGCCATTCACGCATAAACTTTGGTAAAAGAAAAGTCTGTACTCTAATACTGGCAAAGACAAAAGCAATAAGTTGCTCTAAGTGCTTTGCACTGGTCTGACCAAAGGCACGTGTGTACCCATTATGCTGTAAATAATGTTTTCTAGTTGCTTCCATAAGAATGCTCCTGTATGATTGCGATTGACTATAGTATAGCAGGACTTGATGGACTTGTCAAGCCCTGCATGGTTTCCTGCTATCCGAAGATACGTGCTAAGTATCCAAACAAGTCCTTCATCTTCCTACCTGGAAGATTAGACTCTTTGACAAACTGACGCATGACCTTCATCTGGTGCATGAATTCCGGGCGGGGCTGACCTAAGTCCCAGAGGATTATATCCTCTCCTGTGGACTTTATACGGCCCAGAAACACACCCTTGCGAACAACTTTGTCACCGTAGCCTTCACGTATCCACTGGCCTGGATGGAAATTCTGACCCTCGGTTACGTTTTGACCCTGTACACCTGTGATGGCATTTAAGTATAACATATTGACCTTTCGTTGTCAATGACACATGGTTTATGTTTTAGCATCACGCTGACCACCATGCAGATCAACGTGATGCTTATATAATAACACACCGAAATCAAATTGTCAAGTCCTCGGCTTTACCTCCATGTTTCATGATTACTTCATGAACCACTTCATGAGGAACATGAGCATATACAGTACGTGTAGGTCGGTCATGATCCTCTGCGTACTCCATAATCAAGTCCTCTTTTTCCGAAGGAAAGCCAATCTCTACGGATGTGTCATCACAATATGCTAAAGGCATTTCATCTTTATCGATTACGGACATGTGAAATCCGTCCATGCAATATACCCACATTATAGCATCTCCATTAGGGTTTGTCAAGTTTACTTAGAATCCCATAAGGGATCACAACACATGCCTGTCATCAAGAATTCCCTTTCACTTGCATTCAAGCCTGGAAAGGCATCCTGAATCAAAGAACCATTATTGTAATCCTGAAGATTCTCTTTACCTACGGTAAATTCATGATACTTGCCTGACCTACAATACCCACTCAGACAAACAAGATCATTGGTACACATGTGAACATGTACATTTGGACTATGTAAGTATTTTTGAAACATGTTGGCTCCTGTGTTCGTTTGTCTATATTATAGCATGTCATTCAGGGTTTGTCAAGTGACCTGCCATTGTAGCCTCACCTACGCATTGGTTCAGTTTGTTACCTGCATCATCCATGTATGAGACTGCAAGTCTCAAGGTATTATTCTGGCATTGTTCTTGCTCCTGTATGAGCATGTTATGAAGTTCTTTGAACTTACGGTTAAACTCTATGATCTTTGCTAATTCCATATTGGCTCCTGTGATTGCGTTTGTCTATATTATAGCACATCAATTCAGGATTGTCAAGTCCACATTCCAATCAGGTGCTACCCACCTGTGATGATTAGTTTTACAACTAATCACTGGAATCCATTCCTGATTATCACTGAACATACCTTGCAATTCTTGATTCATGGTTACACCATGTGATTCTAATAACTTTGTATCAACGTGCCACGTGTCACCGTGCTGACGGATACGCTGTTTTAGATGTTGATTCAAGCCCCGCAATTTGACTAACATTATAACACCTTAGTTTGGGTTTGTCAAGTCACTGGTTTACTTGTGTAACACAAGTACCTATGGATCATTCAAGATCGCTTGTGTACCTGTGTTACTTTCAGTATACCATGTGGTTATACAATTGTCAAGACTACCTCGCCCATGACCATTTAGTGATACGAAATTGCTCACGTTTACGGAATGCACCACTGGTTTTACGCATAGGTCCATCTGGACATACGTCTATTCGCCTCGGTCCGTTTGTGCCCACTGGTACAAGACGATCTGGATTGATACCTTGTCTGATTAGTTTCTCACGCTGTGTCATACATGCTCCTATGTTTGTGTGTTTGCGTTTGTGTGAACTCAAGAACTGATCTGTCAGATGGCTTGCCTCAAGCTCGCCAATAAGTATAACGACCAAAACGCAAATGTCAAGTTTGGGTCTGGCTTGGCACCGTAGGTGCTGTGCACATAGGCCCGCACACGCTCAGACGTTGCTAACACACGCAACGACCTTGGTCGTCACACGGCAACACAGGTGACGTTGGTCACCTTGGTTTAACTTCGTTAAAAAAACAGATGCAATTGAAGATATAGCTAATCAAACCAATGAATACCTATATCCCCAATCAATCCTCGTGTATACACAGGTATGCACACATTATACCCAGGTCACCCACGGTCGAGCACCCAGGTACACACAGGAATGCAAATGTTGTGCCACACGGGTTTACCGTGGTACCCCCAAAGGGGGTAATCACGATTCCCATCGATAACTAAGGGTCTCATATTTTTTTACCAAATTATGACTAACAGGACATTAGATACATACATTAGTATACTATAGTAGTACCACTACACTATATACTAACTATATACTAAACCACTTAGGTTCTACTTCAGTAAACTTATTTACACTAATGGCATTCTGCATAAACTTCTCAAGTTCCTTATCTAGCAACTCATCTTTTCTTGTCTTCATCTCACGATCTACATCAGCAGACATCTGTTCTACCCAGTATGCTACTGCCATAGACAATACATCTAACCTGTCATCATGTACTAAAGCCCCACGTTCTCTAGTTATCCTAGTCATCTGGTAAGCTAACATGTACTTAGGTTGCTTTTCTGGTGGGTAGTGTTGTACTGAACTATAGTCTTTCTCAAGTGCTTTCCTGTCTATCACTAGCTTATGCTGATTCATCACAGGTTCTAAGACATCAATAATCCTTTTCTCTTTCTGGATGTTGTGTCTGACTTCTTCTATCGTCACAGGGTGAACCTTAGTCAACACAGGTTTAAGCAACTCAGTGAACATACCATCACCAAAGTTAGACTCCACAAGTACATAGTTTACCTTATGCTGCCTTGCGATCATGCTTATGGTCTTTAGTACACTTTCTCCATAACCACCCTCTATGCCACCAAAGTCTACGACATAAAGATAACCATTCAGCATCTTAACTACAGCGTATGCTGTCTCGTCTTGCCCACGACCACTAGGGTCTATAGCCAGGAGAGAACCCGTGTAATCAATGTAATCTCCAACAGTATCCAAGGGCTTATAATAAAAGTCACCAGGAAGACCGACATTAGGAATGTCCACAATCTTATCTTTATCTCTTCCCCAAATAATCTTCTCTGGTCCCTTTTCACTATCTACATCCATTATAATCAAGTCCTCAAGTTTAAGTGGGTATCTATTGGCATCACTTAAACTCGTGTCTAGCATAAACTGTAGGCTAAACCCTGATCTACCATAGGACAACTCACGTTCTAAGAGATCATGGTCTCCGAAGCGTTTTGGGTCAGTAGGTTGTCCTGTGATGGTAGGATCAGAGTCTACCTGCTTAGTCAGTGTATCCGCTAGTCTACCATTGTACTTAACAATATCCTTTGGGTATCTAGCGGGCCATATTTTAACTTTGTATCCACGTTCAGGTAATACTTCATACAAACTCATCTCAGTCTGTGGTGTACCTAGATAGACTACACGACCATCAGGTTTCAAGACAGCATCAAACTCTTTAACAGCTTCTGCGATCTTGTCTCTCATAGTTTGTGTCATGGAGTTATTAGGTATCTCTATGTCATCTGCAATAATCAAGTCTGCACGGCTACCAGCCAACTGACCAGTAATACCAGCAGACTTCACAGAGGGACTGTGAGATGCTTTGGCAGGACCAACGTCAAAACTAATCTTAGATTGACGCTGGTTGTCTTTAGGAATGAGATGATGAAGAAGCGGCATCTCCTGAATAAGCCGCATGGTAAAGGTGCTGAAGTCGTCTGCTCTAATCTTACTTGCAGATACTACGAGTATTTTAACTTCAGGGTTAAGGTATAATTGGTGACATGCGAAGGCAGAGGTAATGTAAGATTTCCCTGCACCCCGAAATGCCTCTATGACAATACGTTTTTCATTAGACTGAAGATATTCAGCCATATCATACTGTACTGGAGTAGGCTCTGGAAGGTTTAAATGGGACCACACGACAAAGAGAAAGTTACGGAAGTCTCTTAGGTCATCTACTATCGTTTCCATTCGTCTACGTCCTTTGTATGAATTACTATATACTTAATATCCTAAGTAAATATAGGTATCAATAATTTGATCACGATAACTATAAGTTACCTTTTTACGATGAGGAACCCGCCTCACCTTCCTTATAGGCATATACGTGTTCACTTCTTTTTACCCTTTTTAGGTGGGCGGCCTTTTTTACTACCGTAAGTTCCTGGTCCTGAAGGCATATTAACACTTCCATTTTCTTAATGATTTATTAATACGTGAATCTGGGTCACGTGCCGTTTTGCTAGAAGTCAACTTGGCTTTCATACCTTTCATCCTAGCACAGAATGACTTTTTTCTTCCTTTAGACTCTTTGGACTTAGGGTTGGGAGCAGGAGGTTTTAAGTTCCCACCAGTAGCTTTGTTGTAACTCTTTCGGCCTTTAGCGTTAAGACCCCCAGAAGGATTCTTACCTTCTTTCCTTTGCCAAGCAGGAGATTTAGCCATTACTTTTTCTTCTGGTATTTTGCAGTCTTTGCTGCACGTTCAAAGTTTGCTTTAGTGGGTGCACCTTTGTCACCCGCTTTACGCATCTTCTCTCCACTACCTGCCTTGATACGAGCACGTTTTTTGTGGATATTTGCATAGAGTCCAGGTTTCATTAGTTTAACTCCTTTAGTTCTTCACGAGAAGGAAAAGGCATACTATTGACTAAATTGCCAAGAGGTGATCCTTCGGTTGCTAGTCCTTCTATATTGTTATCCTTGAGGAACTTTATGGAATTCGCTATGTCAGCAGGGAGTGCTTCACCACTTCTAATCCTGCGAAGTAGCTCAAGTGCTACCGAACCATGCAGTTCCTCTAGTATCTCTTTCTTTGCTTTCATTAGAATGGTATAGGATCGCTATATCCTACTTCTGGTTCTGGAGGTTTTCTGTAATTCCTACGAAAAGTTTTTTTGTTCGGGTTAGCAACTTTAAATTTAGGAATAGGAGCATCAATACCTGCTCTTATACGTCCTTGTGCGGATATACGAGCCTGTTCCCTCCGAGCTTTAACAGGGTCTCCCATAGAAGGCTTGCTTTTCATTTTTTTTACTTGACGAGACACCCAATTAGCGGCTTTTATCATACGACCAGGGTTTTGTCCTTCTCTATTGACCCCAGGCTTTATTTTACCTCCACCTGTTCCTCCTGCAAAACCAAAACCTTCAATTATGTCACCTGTGTTTGTCTTAGGTGTTTTCTTGTAGTTTTTCTTTGCCATTAGGTAAGTCCCTCTTGATATACTGTTTTTCCATCATTCTTAACTGCACGTAACACACGTTTCCTATTTTCTTCTTTGTTATAGGACACATGGACCCAACCAGAAGCAGGGTCTGAAGGTGTGTAGAACTCTAGGATTAGCTGATCAAACTCAAGGTTATCCCGAATCCACTCAGCTAACTCCATGTTGCTGATAGCAGGACATTCGATGTCTGCCGCCATGCCCTGCACGTGCTGACTTGAATCTCCACTTCCGATAGCACGGTTCAACTCCAGTACCCTTAACCCAGAGTTGACATCTACACGACCATGAGCGTCTCGTACCTTCTGCAACACGCAGTTCGTAAGAATAACGAGGTTAATCATTTGTTCTTTGTTTGGGTTATTGTCTATCCCATGTCGAACTGCTGTTGAAGACTTGGTAAGCTCTTT